CGCTACGGTCGTAACCGGCGGCGCTGTTGCTGTCCCCGTATATTCAGACGGAACTAACTGGAAAGTCGGTTGACATGATAATATCGGATAACCCCCCTTTTAAGAGGCAAATATGAGCCTGCAAGTACTCGCAAACCACATGGCCGCGCAGGGTCGCGGGCCTGACTCTACGCTCGTCCACATGTCACCCAAAGAGGTGCAGAGTCTTCAAAAGCTGGCTCAGGCACATGGCGGTACACTGACTATCAACCCCGAAACGGGACTACCCGAAGCTGGGTTTTTGGACAACCTGCTGCCCACATTGGCTGGCGCGGCTCTTGCTTTTGTGGCTCCCGAGGCTATGCTGGCTGTTGGCAGCACTTTTGGTGGCGGCGCAGCGCTGGGCGCTGGTTTGACTGTTGGCGGTATTGATGCGTTGGCTACGGGAAGTTTGTCGCATGGGCTGATGTCTGGCCTTGGTGCTTGGGGCGGCGCTGGTATTGAAGGCGGTTTGGCTAATGCCGGAACAAGCGCGATGGCGCAAGCTGCTGAAAATCAAACAGCACAAGAAACCGCCCGCCTTGCCGCCAAAGAGGCAATGAACCCCGCGAACATTTTGGCCAACCGAGGCGCTACGGACATTGCCTCACAAATGGCCGGGGCTCAAAACCCCATGACTGCCGGTTTGGAGCAAGCAGCATCAAACCCCTTGGGAGTGGCAAAGTCAATTGGCTGGAAGCCTATGGCCGCAGCAGCGCTGCCGGTACTGGCCAATATCAATACAACGACCCAACTGCCGACCAGCACCAATACGCCCCAGTACATCCGCCCGTTTGCGTATGACCCACGCACCCAAGGCTTGCAGTCGTTGGGAATTAGAGACGCTTCTACAGTGCACTTGGCTGGCGGCGGTTCTACCAAGACTCCGGTCTGGGGGCCAGATGGAAAAAAGTATCCTGACGCGTCTGCTGCATTAGACGCAGGAGTAACAAACTACACGACAACAGATCCCGGTACGGCTGCTACCCCCGTAGCTCCAGCTGCAACTTCTATAACTGGCCAAAAATCTTTGTCCGGCGCGGATATGGGGTACGGAACCGATCTCAGCCCGCAACTAGCCGAGCGCCCAGTTCTTGGAATTAACCGCCCACCGATAGGCAACTTCCCAACACAAGGTGTTGGTGATAACACCAAGCAGCCGTTCTCGCTTAACACGCTGCGTTATTTCCAAAATAACCCTGACGCACATGCTGCGTACATGGCAAACTCGCGCGGTCTAAGCCCTAATCAGTACGCGGCTTTTCACTACAACACGATTGGCGCTGCTCAAGGCCGCGCTTCTCCAGCAGCGTTGGGCCCCGGATATAGTATGACCGGCGATTCTGCCGAGGCGTATAACTACTTAATGGGTTACGGCCCCTCTGGCGGCCAAGTACCTACCCCCGTGCCCCGACCGCCCGTAGCCCCGACACCGGTTACCCCCACGCCTACAGGCCCAGTAACCCCAACACCCACAGGCCCAGTAACCCCCGTATATGTACCCACGCCTGTAAGCCCGACTCCGGTAAGCCCGACTCCGGTAAGCCCAACTCCGGTAAGCCCGACGCCAGTAGCTCCTACGCCTGTGGCTCCTACGCCTGTCTCGCCGACTCCGGTAAGCCCAACGCCTGTCTCGCCAACGCCTGTCTCGCCAACGCCTGTCTCGCCAACGCCTGTAAGCCCAACGCCTGTAAGCCCAACGCCTGTAAGCCCAACGCCAGTAAGCCCAACGCCTGTAAGCCCAACGCCTGTAAGCCCAACGCCTGTAAGCCCAACGCCTGTAAGCCCAACGCCTGTCTCGCCAACGCCTGTCAGCCCAACACCAGTAAGCCCAACACCAGTAAGCCCAACACCAGTAAGCCCAACGCCCGTGGCTCCGACCCCAACGCCGGGGCCGGATTTACCTGTGCCTGTATATGTGCCGAGCCCACCAGTACCATCGCCTGTAAGCCCAACACCAGTACCCGATATTCCGGTGCCCGGAATCCCCACGCCGACCAACATCGACGATATAACCAAGTACTTGACTGAGGGCAACACGGTAACAACAACCCCAACGCCTACGCCAAATACCACGGTTACGACCAATCCAGCGGTAACGTATACCGATGCGCAGATCCAAAATGCTATTGACGCATCAAGAGCGCAGGGGTTTACTGATGACCAAATTCGACAAGGTGCGGCGCGATACGGCGTTAATGACCTGACTAAGTACTTGACAGAAGTACCGGTAACACCTGTATCCCCAACTCCGGTAAGCCCGACTCCGGTATCCCCGACTCCAGTAAGCCCAACCCCCGTTGCGCCCACACCGGTAACAGAAAGCAATACGGTACTATCCCAAACTGATTTGGATGCCATAGCTGCGCACGATGCGTTTGTTCAAGGCAATGCAAATACTGGAAGCGGTAGTAACTTAAACAATATCTTAAATAACCTCCCCGTAGTCCCGGTTCCGCAGTCGTACACAGTGCAAGTCGGCCCATTAACTGGCACAGTGCCAGCAGGCTACAACGCCAACAGCATATATGATCCCAACAACCCTTATGCCGCTGAAAATGCAAATACACAGGCGTTGTTAAAAGCAGGGGTTCCGGGATTAGCGGAATCACTAGGGGCTCGTAACGTCACAACACAACTGACCCCTGACCAAATAGCGGACATTGCAAACGCTAGACAACAAGCAGCCATAACGAATACGCAAAACGCAGCAGTTAGTGCGCAGTCTCCAACGGGGCTGTCAGGCCTAGCCACAATGCCTGTCGGCGGAACACTAACAGACCAACCTGCGTTTGACCAACCAGACTTTGCGGGTGGTATTGCGGGTGGCACTGGAAACAAAGCCAATGAAATACAAGAAATCCCAGAAGCCAAAGGCGGTTTGCTCTCGTTGGCTATGGGCGGCATGGCCCAAGGCGGAATGTATAACCTAGGTTCATACTCTGATGGTGGCCGGTTATTGCGTGGCCCCGGCGATGGCGTATCTGATAGCATCCCTGCTACCATTGGGCAACACCAGCCAGCACGCTTGGCTGACGGAGAGTTCGTGATCCCCGCCCGTATAGTGTCTGAATTGGGCAACGGCTCAACCGAAGCTGGGGCACGTAAACTGTACGCCATGATGGATCGTGTTCAACAGGCCCGTGGCAAAACCACAGGCAAAAATAGCGTAGCCGTGAACAGCCGCGCAGATAAACACCTGCCGATATGAAACTAGAGGTCGTCGATTTGGCTTGGGTACACCGTGTCTGGGACGCGGCAGAGCCCCACGTTGCTTCGGCGCTGGAGTATTCCAAGGGCGATTACACTGTTGATCAAGTTAAAGCCTATGTAGCCCAAGGGCAGTGGGCGTTGCTAGTTGTGACAGAAGATGAGAAAATTCACGGCGCGGTTACCGTGGAGTTTTTTAATAGGGCAAACGACCGTGTAGCTTTTATTACGGCAATTGGGGGCAAACTGATTTCAAACCCCGACACCTTTGCCCAGTTAAAGGCATACGCAGTAAGTATGGGCGCTACCGTTATGGAAGGCGCGACTCGTGAGTCAGTTACGCGTTTGTGGAAACGCTACGGGTTTGAACCCAAATACCAAATTATTGAGGTGAAATTATGAGCGGTGGCGGCAGCAGCGGCGGTGGCGGAGCAACAATCCCCACATCAACATCCAGCAGTCAAACTACGATCCCCGACTATGCCGCGCCGTATGTGCAGCAAATGTTGGGCGCTGGAGCTAGCACGGTATTCCAATACGGAAAAGATGCCAGCGGTAATGCTACGGACGCCACGGGAATGCCAAACATTACCGGGTTCCAAGGCTACCAACAATACCCCGGCCAGCAAGTTGCCCAATTTACTCCATTGCAGCAGCAAGCGTTCCAAGGCGCTGAGCAAATGCAAGCTGCCCCTCAGTTAGGCAACGCTACTGGGGCCGCAAACCAAGCCACATACAACGCACTGACCGCACAGTACAACTACGACCCCTATCGTACACAAAGCGCTATTGGCCCAGTCGGTAGGCAGCGTGGGTTTTTTGATGGTATGGGCGGTGGCCAAGGAATGATGGGCGGCTTGGGTGGTTTGCCCGGAGCGCAGGCAATACGTCCTGACCTCATGCCGCAAAATAATGTGTCGGCATACATGAGTCCTTACATGCAAAGTGTAGTGGACGTTCAGTCACAGGCTGCGCGGCGTAATGCAGGTATGGCCGGTGCCCAACAGCAGGCGCAGGCTACCCAAGCCGGAGCTTTTGGTGGAGGCCGGGACGCAGTGATGCGCGCCCAAGGCAATGCTGGCTTGCAACAAAATCTAGCAGGCATCCAAGCCACAGGATCGCAGGCAGCGTACAACCAAGCGTTGCAACAGTTCAACACCGAGCAGCAAGCACGTCAGGCGGCAGCTCAACTCAATGCACAACAGCAACAGTTTGGCGCGGGTCTTGGATTGCAAGGTGCCCAAACGGCACTAACTGGCGCTAACACGCTGGGTAGCTTGGGGCAAAATCAGTACGCCCAAAACATGGGTATTAACCAATTGCAGAATGCGCTGGGCACCCAGCAGCAACAAAATGTTCAGAATGTACTGAACTCGCAAATAACTGATTTCCGTAACGCGGCCAACTACCCGCAACAGCAGCTTGGGTTTATGTCCAGCCTGCTTCGCGGTTTGCCTATCGCTCAGGAATCAAAACAAACGTACAACGCTCCCCCCAGCGCTTTGTCGCAGCTTGGTGGTTTGGGTATGACTGCCGCGTCTATGGGCTACAAACCGTTTGCCAAGGGCGGGCACGTCAAAGAAAGCGACGGTCTGGCCGGGCTAGCCATCGCACGTATGGGGAAATAATATGCCGATCCCAAATGTAAACCAAATCACGACAACGCTGCGCGGCATGCCTGACCAGCAGTTGCAGCAGTATGCTGCAATACACAAAAACGACCCGTACATTCTGTCGTTGGCAATCCAAGAGAGCAACGGCCGCCAGCAACTGCGCACAGCAGCAATGGCAAAAATGGCAGGGCAGCAGCCCCCAACTGTGGCTGAGCAAGATATTGCCAAAATGGCGCAGCCGGTTATGCCCCCGCAGATGCCGCAAGGCATGCCCCAACAGATGCCGCAAGGCGGAGCAGCGCCCGGCCCGCAGGCTGCCCCAATTCCCCAAGCGCCTCAAGACCAAGGACTGCCCTCGCTCCCCGCACAGAATCTGCAAAGTATGGCCGAAGGCGGTATTGCTGGCTATGCTGGAGGTGGCGCTGGGCGTGGCGAGGGCGATGCTATTGACGCGTACCGCCAGTATGCGATTGCCAAAGCGCGCCAGATGGGCCTGAGCCCCTACTTGGCCGACAGCATTTTCCGTATCGAGTCTGGCTACAACCCCAACGCTAGATCCAAGACCGGCCCCGTGGGCATCGGCCAACTGACAAAAGCGACAGGACAAGCCTACGGCGTTGACCCCGACGAGCGTACCGACCCATACAAAAACATTGACGCTTCAATTGCGTACATGTCCGACTTGCAGAAAAAATACGGCGGCGATAGCGCCAAGATGGCGGTGGCTTACAACCAAGGCGAGGGTGTCCTCAACAAACACTTGCGCGATAACAACGGGCAGATTAACCCCAGCACACTACCAAACGAAGCCCAAGGTTATTTGAAAAAGTTCAGCAAGCTGTTGACCGCCGTCATGCCCGGCTCAAACGCCCAAGCAGCCGAACTCCCCTCCGCTGCGCCTGCGCAACCTGCGGCAGCCCCCGCTGAAACTCCCCCAACAAGCGCGGTGGGTAAAGCATTTGGTAATGCGGCCAGCACAGTCGGCACCGCCTTCAGCAACGCGGGTAAAGGTATCGCTGATCTTCTAAATCCAACAACGGCAGGTTATGCCGGTGAAGCGGGGATTTCTCCTGAGTTGGCCCAAGCAGTTACGCAGCAGCGTGCTGATGCCAGCCAAGCCGCACAAGTTGGCGGCTACGATACTAGCGCTGGCGCGGATTGGGAAAACATAAACCCCTCCGCAGGATTCGCCTCATACAAACCAAAACCCGCAGAGGACGCGTTGGGGGCATTTGATACCAGCGCCAGTGCAGACTATGAGAATGAAAACCCAGAAGCAGGCTCCGCGTCTGGCATTGCCGCTTTAACTGCCCCGGAAACCAAGAAAGAAGAAGGCGGTTTCCACATGAGCAACGAGGATATGTTTAATATGGGCATGGCGTTGCTGGCCGGTAAGTCGCAATATGCGCTGCAAAACTTGGGCGAAGCCGGTATCTCAATGGCTCAACTGCGCAACCAACGCCAGAAACAAGCGGCAGAAATTTCCCACCTTAATGCTACGGCACGCCAAGCAAACGCGATGGCCGACATTGCGCCTGAACGCGCGGCGTTGTTTGATGCCCGCGCCGCTGAACTTGCAAACCGCGTACCTGCGGCGCAAAAACAACAGTTCAATGTGCTGCAAGCACAGGCCAAAGGCGAGCAAGCTGCCGCCGCGTTGTTGGCAAAAACAAACCCGCTTGACCCACAAGTTGCTATTCATCAAGCCAACGCAGCGCGATTGCTGCAACAGATGACAAGCATGGCTGGCACAAGTACAATGGCGGCTGCTGCACCCACCGGAACTGTTCCGCTACCTGCGGGGGTAACCGTAAATAAAATTGGGTCGTAACCAACTACTGCGAGGTGGGTAATGCCCCAATACGAAATAAATGTCCCCGGATCAGGAACTTATCGTGTTGACTCGCCCGTAGAACTTACAGACGAACAGGCCTACGCGGCTGTTCAAAGTCAAATAGCTAGCGCCGGAGCGCAGCCCAAACCCACTACCGGCATTTTGTCCGCGTTGGGTTCTGGGTTCAGGGGCGGTATTGGGCAGTTTGCCGAGGACACTGGGACAGAGTTGGGCCTAGAGGGGTTGACCAAGTTTGGCCAGCGCCAGCAGCAAAAGGCTCAGCAAGGCTACCGCCCAACAACCGAAGCAGACATTGAAGCCGCAAGCCAGCGCGGTCTTTTCCCAGAACTTGGTGCGTACGCATCCAAAGCAATCGAGCCGCTTGCACAAGACATTGGTGCTATGGGCGGGCGGTTTGTTACGCCAATGGCCGCTGCTGCGGCTGTTCCTTTTATTGCCCCCGAAGCTGGGGCCGTAGCCGCTGGCGCGGCTTTTGTTGGTGCAGATGTTTCCGCAGATATAGGCGAGCTGGCCAAACGCCGCAAAGCCGCAGGACAACCCCCAGACCACATGGCTGATATCGCCGGTGGTATCACCAATGCAGTCATCAACGCATTCTCGGGTGTGGCTATGGCCGGGCCAATTAAAGGCTTGCTGGGTAAAACAGCCGCCGAGCAGGCCGCAGCCCTTGCGCCAAAAGTAGCCGCCGGAGAACTGACTGCCGAAGCCGCCGCTAAACAAGTGTCGGGTACGCTGACAAATATCGCCCACAGCACGGCAGAAAATGCACTCATCGGCACAGGCATGATGGTGGGCAACGAGGCTGTGTCTCGGGCAGCGCTGGGGCAGGACTTGACCTCCCCCGAGGCCATGCAGCAATACCTCGAGTCCACAAAAGGGGCATTGGGCTTGGCCCCCATATTCGGGCTGGCGCACGGCATTGGTGCACGACGCGGCGCAGTAGGCGAGTTAAACACCGCCGAAGGAATCCGCAACGCTGACGTGCGAGCCCAAGCAGAAGCCGATCAAGCCAAGACCGAAGCGCAGGCTGCGGCAGCAGAACAGCAACGCACACAAAGCCCCGAGTACGCCCAGCAGGCGCAGGCTACTTATCAGGCTGAACAGCAGAAATACGACGATCTTAAGTCGCAGCTCATACCCAAACCGCAGACCGAAATTGACAAGCAGCGCAACGCTGCCGTGGTGGCCCAGCTCAAAGAGCAATACAAGACACTCAAAACCGCAGCCGCTGAAGCGCTGCGCAGCGAGCAGTTCCTGCCCAAAACCCCCGAGGCCCCGGCAGCAGAAGCACCAGCCGCGCCAACCGTACCGGAAGCGCCCAAACCCGACTTGTACAAGTCGATGGAGCAGCATGACCTGCTCACCAAGCAGCTCGATACGCTTAAAGCCCAAGCGGCTGACGCAGCGCAGAAGCAGGATACTGGCGCGGTGCGCGACCTTAGCGCGCAGATCAAAGACCTTCAAGGGAGGATGGAACAGTCATCCCAGCAAATTGAAAGTCTTGGCGGCACGACCCAAACCCCCGAGGGGCTGGAGACCCAGCACCAAGCCAACCTGTCGGCGCTCGACAGCAAGATCGACTCTACCAAGAAGAAGATGCTTGACGCCACACAAGGCGAAGACTTTGACGCAGCCAGCCAGCACGCTACTACACTGGACGAACTTCAAGCCCAACGGTCGCAGCAGATACAGGACTACACACAACGCGTAAATGCGCTCCGAGGCAAAGTTACGTCCAAGGGCGAAACCATCGGTATGTTTACCGAGAAAGAAGCGCCTGCACCAAAAGAGGCCGAAGTCGCCAAAGAAGAAACGCCAGCCGAAGTGCCAGCACCAGCCAAAGAAGAAAAAGGCCCGGTGCAGCAAGAACTGTTTGGCGAGTACAACATCCTGAACACTGCGCTGCAAAACAAAGACGAGCCCACCATCAAGCGGATGACGCAAGCCTACGAGCAGAAGAAACTGCAAGAGCGCAACAAAACGCGTGACCAAGAGAAAGCTGACAATGACAAGCTCATTAAATCTTTGGACGATCGGCTTAATCTTGAGGGCACCAAAGTTAAGCGCACCGAAATGGCGGGGGATGATTACAACCGCCTGCTTGAAAAAATTCAAACCGAAAGAGACAAGATTGAGAAACCGCAAGGTAATGCCCGCATTTCGGTACTTGACCGGCTTTACGAACTGGCTGACGAACACGGCAAGCTGCAAGAAAAAATTGACAGCCCCACTACCAGCGCCAAAGATAAGGCCTACGCGCAGCGCCGCATGGGCACACTGGCCAAAGAATACGCTCGTCTTGTCGAGACTCGGGTTGAGCCTGCCAAACAAAAGGTAATTGACCTGCACAAGCGGTTTCGCACGATTGAGCCTGCTAAGTCCGCCGAAACCTTGCGGGCCGAAAAGAAAGCCGAAAGCGATCGACTGGCCCGTGAGGCCGGAGAAAAAGGCCCGTCCCCCGAAGCCAAGCGCGCAGCGCGGATTAACGCCGGTGATATCCGGTACGAGGTGGAGAAGTCCAAAGACTTCCGTGACTTATCGGTGCTGCTCGGCCAAGAACACCCTGACTTTAAACCCCAGCTTGCAGAAGTACAGAAACGCCTCAAGGCGTTGCGGGACAAGTACGGCCCAGACGATAAGGCCGTTGCAGAGTACAAACAGGAAGCCACCAAGCAACTAGGTGAAACGGCAAAGAAACTGGGCCGCTCTACCCCCGAGTACAAAGAGACGCTAAAGCAACGGCTTGAAGATATGCGTGAGTCCCTTGCCAGCGCTGGCAAGCAGGAGGTTAAGAGCAAGCGCACAACGCAAGAAACGCGCACTGTACGGCGCGCTCCACGGGAACTTGGCAAACAACTCTACCGTGACTTTGAAGAAGGTATCGCATCCGAGAAGAACGGCCCGGCTGTTTACCAAACGCGGGAGAGCAGTGGCCCTGCCATGCGCGAAGAAGAGGTCAAGCGGTTTATCACCCGCATAGTGCAGGACTGGAAGAAAGTCCCCAATATCGTCTTTGCCCGCAACTTTGACGCGTTGCCAGAGAATATTAAGGCGCAAGCCCGCGCTGACAATATGGAAGGCAAAATCCCCGGCGTTTACGATCCGGCTACTAAGACGGCTTACATTGTTGGCGACAAGATGCACACCGCCGAGGACGTTATTGCCACGGTGGCCCATGAGGTTACCGGCCACTTTGGCCTGCGCGAAGTACTTGGCGAAGAGTACAACAGCAAAATGAACGAGCTGTATGACGGCAACAACGAGGTGCGTAAACGCGCCGACGAGAAACTCAAGGCGAGCGATGCGGGCGAAGGCCCCAAGCTGAACAAGGAAGTTGCTGTCGAAGAAGTGCTGGCAGAGATGGCCGAGAACCCCAAGCCGTCCCCCGAAGAGCGCGGCGCTGTGCGCAAGATCATCGACGATATCAAGGAATGGTTCAAGAAGACATTCAAAGGCCAAACTTTAAGCGACGAGGCCGTGCGCCAGATCGTTGCTGACGCCCGCCAGTATGTTATCGAGGGAACCGAGCGCGGCAAGGGCGAAGCCCCCGCTGGCAAAGCTGCATACCGCACCGCTAAGTATGACCCTAAGCTGAAAGAAGCAGGCGACTTGGCAGAGAAAGTTATTGCTACCGACCGCCCACTGCACGAGAGCATGACCGCCAGCGCTCTGGGCCGCAAAGCATTGGAACTTGAAGTCAAGCTGGTCGACCAGTTTGCGCCTATAGCACGGCTTGCCAAGAAAATGGATCAGCTTGCTGGTACACAAATGATGTACTACCTGCGTATGGCGCAACAACGCACGAACCTTTTGGGCCAAGTTGTTGGCCGGGGCGTTCCTGAGTTGCGCAAAATTACCCGCCCGGACGGCCGCACCGAGTACCTGTACGAAACCAAAGACAAGAACAACTCGCTGGTCAATGTGGCCAAGACGCTGGAGCCTGCCAACAAACTGACAGGTAGCCCAGAAGCTACAAACAACTTGTTCTCCCTGTACGAAGTTGCGCAGCGCGCCAAGGACGTCGGTCTCGAAAAGCTAGACTACAGCGGCAAAATAACACAGGCCCAACTTGATTCGGCCATGCGCCAGATTGCATCTGTGCCGGGGTTGGAGAACATCTTTAAAAATGCCAAGGAAGAATACCGCCGCTTTAACCAAGACATGATTAAGTTTGGCGTAAGCACCGGGCAGTTCTCCAAAGAGCTTGGCGCAAAGATGATGGCCAACAAGGACTACGTTCCTTACTACCGCGAGAACTCTGACGGCAGCGTGTCGCTGATGATGGGCAATGAGTCCATAACCAAAGTGGGCAACGTCAAAGACAAACCGTATCTGCATGAGCTTGTTGGGGATGATTCCCGAGTTGTGGATTTTGCTACCAGCTCAGTGCGTAACGCCAATATGATTCTTGAGATGGGCTTGAACAACCAAGCGATTAAGAACACGGCATTTGAATTGCAAAAAATTGGGCTGGCCGATGTGCGCAAAGGCAAGACTACCGCTCGGGGCAACGTCCTTAACTTCAAGGTAGACGGCGAAGACCACTACGCCATAGTCAAAGACACCGACGAAGTTCCTGCGGAGCTTTTGGTCAAAGGCATGGAAGGCATGCCTATCCAGCCCAGCGCTTTGATGCGCCTTGTGGGCGCTCCCAGCCGGTTAATCCGTACCATGTTTGTTGCCAACCCCGTATCTGCCGGGCGCATCTTGTTTAAGGACACGATCTCATCGGCAATGGTTGCTGGCTCGGATTTCAAAGGCATGGCGGATGCAATTAAAAACGTCAAGTCTGATTTGATGGAGCGCCGTGGTTTGTCCGGCGGCGAGGTCTACACCGGCCTGCCCGATGACCTGACCAATATCCTAAAGAAAGTTCAAGCTGGCGGCCCAAACTGGGAAAAGTTGCTGGCCAAGGGCTACGAGCTGCACGGCAAAGCCGACGCTATGACTCGTCAGATTCGTTACGAAAGCTACCTCAAGCAGGGGCTATCCGAAATGGAAGCCAGCTACATGGCGCTGGAGTCCATGAACTTTACGCGGCGCGGAATATCGCCTAGCCTGCACGTACTGAACGCCATCAATCCGTTCATGAACTCCCAAATCCAAGGCATCAATACTTTGGTCAAGGCGCTGCGCGGCAACATGCCGATGGAAGAGAAGTTGCAGATCAAACAGAAAATCATTCAGCGCGGGATGATGCTGGCTGGGGCTTCTATGGTGTACGCCGCCATGATGCAGGACGACGAGACGTACAAGAACGCGCTGCCAGAGCAAAAGTACAACAACTTCTTTGTGCCGTTCCCCGGCGTGGACGAGATGGTGCGGGTACCGATTCCGTTTGAAGCGGGCATCGTATTCAAGTCTTTGCCAGAAGCGGTGATGAACTACATCTACGGCCACGACAAGGAAGCTGCCACGGCAATACGCATGATGGCGCAGAAACTTCTTCCCGGCGGTGACACAGATTACGTGCCGCAGATCCTCAAGCCTGCCATCGAGGTGGGGTTGGGCAAGTCGTTCTACACAGGCCGTGACATTGAGAGCAAACATGAGCAATCCTTGACGCCCGGTATGCGGGTGCGGGACAGCACGTCTGGCTTTGCTGCTGAGCTGGGCTCCGCGCTCAATATATCCCCAGTCAAAATTGACCACCTGATAAGCGGATACACCGGGTCGATGGGGCTGGCAGTTGCGCAGATGGCAAGCTCGCTGGTATTTGGGCCGCAGAACCCCAATGAGCCGGAGAAGAACTTGTCGCGGGAACCTATTGTAGGCACGCTGTTCCAACCCAAAGACGCTGGCAACATTGTCGAGGAAGCCTACCAGACCATGACCGAGGCTGAGCAAGTCCGGGCTACGGTTGCCGACCTGCTCAAGAAAAACAAACCCGACGAAGCCAAAGCATTTTTGGATAAGAACGCCGAGGCTTTTGCTCGCGGCGCTTCAGCAGGCAGTTTCAACACCGTGATGCGTAACTACCAAACTCAGATGCAGGCGGTCACCGTTGATCCCAACCTGACACCAGAGCAAAAACGTACACGGCTGGAAGAACTGCGGGCCAAGCGTACGGAGTACGCCGAGAAAATGCAGCAAATGATGCAGCGCTAGGGCTTCATGGGCAGGCGGTAGAACCACACACCGGCCTGCCCTTCATAAATACCCGGCTGCGCCCGGGCATCAAATAGCCTCAAGAGCGTAGCTTTTTTGAGCCCCTCCGTCCTGACGGACTCGGGGTCTAGGCAGGGGACAAAGAACCCCTGCCCACGCTCAACCTTTGCCCACGGATAGGTGATCTTCAAGCGATTCATCGACCGGCCTTGTGATCTTGATAACGCTGGTGCGCATCGGGGGAGCGCCGGTCTTGGCGGTCAAGTCCTTACGTGGCAGATACTGGATTGCAAACAGCTTCTCAAGCTGCTCCTTGAACTCAGCATAGCCAAAGTTCATGGTGGAGCAGAACGTCTTGAGCACGCGCTCCTCGATGTAGAATTCAGAGAATCCGACTGTAACGCCGTTCTCAATACGCCCATGCACCTCACTGCGGGTAGTGTTCTTGCCCAACGCTGCGCCGTTGCCCATCTCGGCCAGTACGCCGCCAGACGTACCAAAGTTGACCACCACGAAGCGGCCTATGTTCTCGCGGATGAATTCGTTAAGGACGTCCTCAGCGGTGCGCTTGTTGGATTTAATGACCACGCGCTGGTACTCAATGCGCTTGCCGTAGGCTTGAATAATTTTCTCCAGCGGGAAGTTAACAATCCCTGCGTGGGCGTCGCTCATCAAAATACCGGCGGCAATGTTGGCCCCAACACTAGCCATCCAAAAGCGCTCGTCATTGGTGGCGTTGTACTCGTCGTACATCTTCTCAACAATCTGCGGCACAAAGGTCTTGAGCATGTCCACGTTCTTGGCGTAGAAGTCAGCCAGTATATGACCTGCCACACCGTAGTTGTCTTGCAGTGACTTAATTACCGCCACCTCAGCATGTGTCCACACCTCTTTGTCGTTCATGCGGAACTCCAGCAGGCGGCGCATCTCGCCTTCCGAGCCAACCTTACGCAGGCCTGTCAGGCTGTCGACCACGTAGGTATTGGAAGACATGATGGCGTTAGCCATCCACGTCGAGTTGTTGATGCGTTCCTTGTTGGCCCCGGACTCCATACGCTCCTTGCCACGGCCCTCGGTCATGTCCAGCAGGAACTCCGAAAACCAATTGGGCGTCTCGCGGTTCTTGCTGGTAATCTCGTCGGTCACCAAGGGCAGGCTGTTAAGCAAGCCAAGGCGCTGTTGCATCGCCACCATTGAGGTGCTCTTACCTGTGCGGTAGTGGGTGGGATGACCCCAAATCGAGGCCGCGCCCTCAAGCGCTAGCGACTTGCCAGTACCCGAGTCCCGCGCTGCGCAGTGGTACGTCATGCCGTAGATGCCAGTAAAGCGCATCAGCGGGGAGCCAGCGCCGGCTAGGACAACTGCTAAGTGGTCGTACATCTCGTGGCGGATAAGCAGGTTGATCCAGCTGCGCCACGCTTCGATACTGCCTGTGGGCTGCGTATTGTTGACGATGTTTTCCAGCCCGGCCATAGGTACGGCCACCGGCTTGCCTTTGGAATAGATTTGCCCCGCGTAGACGAAGGTGTCATCCTTCTGCCAGCCGTAGCTTTCGGGTACTCGTACAGGTGCTTTTTCCATGCTCATTTTTTCTACACTCGCTCGTATATATTGAAATAAATTGTTGTCGTTCAGGGAGCCAAAAGAAGCTATGACGTTTTGATTGGCAAGGCTTTTTAATGTCTCGTCTTTACTGACAACGGCTTTTTGCGCCAGCGTTACCGTCTGGCTACCATCGGGGCGCAACGCTACCATGTGCACCACGTGTTCTTTGTTGGCCACCAGTATGTCTACCGGAAACAAATCGTAGGGCACAACCATGATCTTGCGCTGCACCTTATTACCGTCGGCATCCTCGTCGTCTTTCAAAACAAAGATGCCGCCGTTTGCTCCATAGGCATAACCCTTGGGCGGCTCGGGACGCAGCACGCTGCGCACCTCCTCAGATATTGTCGGCTCAGAGACCGCAATTTCCTTAGCTTCAATACTTATTGCCGTATCTCGGCCCAGCGCCAATGGGTTGGTGATCTTGCCCCAATGTACACACGTTGTACACACGCCCGGATTCTCCGAGTCAAACTTGGTGCAGGGGTATGGCCCCTTGATCTCGGCCAACTTGGTGCGCATCCGATCTTCGTCGTAGGGGTGCAGGCTGCTAAGCCAAATCGCCGCCTTCTCGCCGTCCTGACACTTCTGCGCAATACTAAGCATCCCGCGCCACAGCGGCTCCATGCCATCGTCCGATGCGTTCTCCGCGTAGAAGCGAAGCTGATCGCAACCCCGACCCTGCTTGGTCGCTTTGAAGATGTTGCCAAACTTGGTTATGCTGTTGGCGTACAACTGCACGTGCGACGTCGGCTCCTTGGTTGGGCGTTTGCCCGGCAGTACCAAATCCCCGCCCGGCGTTATTGGCTTGATGGCATACGCCGTCCCGACCAGCTCGCGCTCCAGCAAAGCGCGGATGTCCTGCAAATCAAACAGGTCGCCCTCGTTCATGAAGCGCACGTTGGTCTCCCCGCGTACTTGCTTCTTGCCCTTGAATCCTCGGTTGGTCGTTGCCGGTACGCGTAGCACCCGCGCCGCATCTCCAGTCACAGTCGGGTCGATGCCCAGCTTCTTCTGAACACACAGGCGCTTGAACGCCTCGGCCACCGGCTTCCACTCGTCAATGCTCACGGCCTCCGTCAGCGGCCAGTATGCGTGCACTCCACCGCCCGAAGCGACCAACCACGGGTTCCCCAGTGCAGCCAGCCCCACCTCCTCGGTGAAGTTCATGATGGCCTGCGCCGCTAGGCGGGCAGATGCGTACGCCTTGGGTTTGATTGTGCCGTTTTTCTCCGGCACGTCCTTGGGGTGATTGCAGTCAACGTCGATTGCAATGCACTTTGACATCTTGGCATTGGCGGCCACCCGCCTGTCCTCGTCCCCAAAGGTTGTCAGCGCAAAGTAGATATCGTACTTTGCTTGGTTCCAGCGATTGATTGGCCCACTTAGTTGATCTAGCTCCTCTACATAAACGTGTTCTTTTTTATCAGTCAGTTCCACCGCACAATAGCGCCCGTTACCCGGGGGCGGTAGAACCGCCGCCATAAAATCTAGCGGTTCCATAGGAATCCTCGGGGTGGGTTTAAGACAGGTCTAGTTCTAGTTGGTCAGGGTTCTTGGGCTTTTCGTCTGTCCAGTTTTTCTCGGTACGGCGCAGCAGTTCAGTAACCCACTCCGCTGGAATCTTCTCTTGTCCGATGATGTAAGTCAGGCGCTCCAGCTCGGAGTTTGTCAGGGATTGAGGTTGTAGACCGTGCATATTCTTCTCCATGCCTCGTCGGCAGTTTTTGATGTTGACATAATGCTGGTGAGCAGTTCGACGCGCTGTTGATAGGCGACAAATACTTCCTTGCCAGCAAACCAGTTATAGACCGTCTGACGCGTCACGCCCAAGGCGTACGCAATCTTGGTCACAGGAAACTCAAGATGCACAGCCCAGCGACCCAGCGTATTGCCAGAGGTGCGCGGGGCGTGCGTTATCAAGTCGATAGTTCGTTGTGAATAGGCCATAGTATTAGGGCGGGGGTACTCGCTGCGTCTGGCGGCAATAACTTTGCTCGGTTAGGGGTAGGTCTGTTCAACTCCACCCCCAGCATCCGCTTTCCCCCCTAAAAATTACTCGTCGTCCCAGTCAGACACAATGTCAGCCAGCTTGCTCTTTGCCGCAGGAACTGCGGTGGGCTTGGCGGCTGGTTTGCGTACCTCTGGCTCGGGGGCAATGTCTTCTCCCTCGGGAACTGCCTCGGCTTTTACTTTAGCTTTGGGGGCTTCTACCGCAGGTGCTTTGCCGGTAAGTTTCAAAGGAGCCGTCGCTGGAGCAGAGGCAGCGGCAGTAGCGCCGTAGCCAGTGACAGCCTTCTTGGCGTCTTCTGTTTCTTTTTGGCCCAACACCACGTCATACTCCTCGTCGTTCAGCCAGCGCGTTGCGGAGAACAGCAGCTTGGGGCCTTCAGACGAAGTATCAAACTTCATGCGGGTGACGATCTGCTCGGGGTTGACCGGCGGGTTTTGCATAGCCAAGTACTTGGCAAATGCTTGCAGCGGGCGCTTGTCGCCGTTTTCTTTACCAAAAATAGACGTGGCAGGCAGGGTCAACTGCATGACGTGGCCACCGATGTCGTTGGCCAGTACCACGGCCACGCGCTGCAAGTAACGGCACGCACGGCTATTGCCTGTGCCCGAACCGGCCACATTGTTGGGGCACGACACACAGGCTTCGGCTTGCTTGTTTTTAGAAGTGGCATCAGGGGTCTTGCCGTCTTCGCTGGTGCAGTCAGGGGCCGCTACAGCGTCAGCACTGTAGGACGCGCTGTAATACTGGCGGCTTACGTCAGGCGCAGCCTTGACGATCACAACATCCAAATGGCGCTCGTCAATCGAAGCCAACTCTTTGCCGCCGTCAATCAAACGGAACACGCCGCCCTTGATCGAGATGCGTTTGATTCCCAAACCTAAGTTGCCGCCGCCGGTCAGGGCGCGGGCTGTGTCCGACAGGGTGTTGTTGCGAGCAAACGCGGGGACGTTTGCGCCAGAAAAAATAGATACGTTACTCATAATACTTACCTCACTTGCTTGGTTTAGTTACGCGGATTTCAAAATCCGAAAACGAATTCAGACCGGGGGGTACTGAACCGGGGTTTTCTTCAAGGAACTTTGCCATGTTGGTTTGCGCAATGCGTTTCTCCAGCAGATCTACAACGTCGTTTTCTACGATGAATCGTTTGAACGAGTCCCAGTCCTGCGTCGAGTAGCGCGTCTTGTGCACCATAGACACGGTTCCGAAGGTGGTTTGAACAGATCTAACGCCGAGCGCTTGCATCTGGTCTTTCATTGCGAATTTGATTTCGTCTTGTTGCTCTTTCAGGGATGCGAACTTGGTGTCGTACTCCTGCGTGAGCGTGTCGATCTCGGCCTTTATCTTGCGATAGACGCGGGCTAGTTTGTCGATTGGTACTGCAATTTCAGTCATTTACTACTCCTGTTATTTTGTCTAAGGGTTGACAGTGTACACGGGATTTTTGCTTTGCGAACTCCTTTCTTAAGAACTTATAGCTATTTCAAACATACTCGTTATAAGCGAGTTGTCTATGACTTTGGAAGCCAGCGCTTTGAACATCTGCTTCTCCACAGGGCTGCCCTCGATGTGGATAACGGTTACCTTGTCCGAGTTCTGCCCCTTGCGATCAGCCCGCGCTATGCACTGGATGTACTGCTCGACGCTCATCAGGGGGCCGAAGAATACCACCGTGTCGGCGGCTGTCAAGGTAATACCATGCGCCGATGCCTGCGGCTGCATGACCAGCACGCGGGGGTCTTGTTCGTTTTGAAACCGGCGAATAATGTCGCCGCGTTTGTTGGCCGTTATGCCGCCGTGGATGCACTCCGCGCGGATGCCTTTCTTGGTCAGGTAGGCGTGGATGGTGTCGATGCTGGATCGGAACAGGGCAAAGATCAGCACCTTGCGATCGGTCTCCTCCAGTATCTCCTCCAGCACCGCAAGGCGCGGGGCAGCATCGAACTCCACGACTTCTTTGTCGTCTGTATATACAGCGCCGCAGGATATTTGCAGCAGCTTGCTCAGGTTGGCCGCCGCGTTGACCGCTGTGATGGTTGCGCCCGCTGCCTCGGCTGCCATGCGGTCTTTGAGCAGGTTGTAATACTTGGCCTGCTGGGGCGTCAAAGGTACTATGCGGGTGGTAGTCAGCACGTCCGGCAAGTCCAAGCACTGCGCCTTGGTGAATCTAATAGCGGGCTGCAAAGCTGCATGCACTGTCTCGGCGGCGTTGGGTTTGGGAGACCACTTGAACATCGTGACCTTGTGCATCACCATATCGCGCCATGCCGTGAAGAACTTGGGCACGTTGTTGGGGTTGACCAGCTTGGCCAGCCCATAGGCATCGGCAGGCGACTGCGAAGCAGGCGTGCCTGTCATCATCCACAAGTAGGTCTCCGGCCCGAGTATGGAGGCCAGCGATTTCCAGCGCCGTGTGGTCTGCGTCTTGTACGCATTGGCTTCGTCCACAATGACCAGATCAAAGCGCCCATCGTTGCGCACTTCGTTTGCGATCAGGTTCAACCCATCGTAGTTTGTGATAACAAACTCGTAGTCCTGCTGCACCATCTCAATACGGCGGCTAGCCTGCGAGTGGTGCGCTACAACGGCAGACCGGTGGATGATGCTGTTGTTCAGATCGCCCAGCCAAGCCGACTGCATGATCGACAGCGGGCACAGAATCAATACACGGCGTACCTTACCAATGCTCATAAGGTAATCCGCTGCCCATAACGCTGATAGCGTCTTGCCAGTACCCGGCTCAGAGAACACAAACGCTTTGCGGTGCAGCGTCAAGAACTCGGCTGTTTCGCGTTGGTGGGCCATAGGCTTGTAGCGCCCGGGCCAGTTGTATCTTTTTGTGATAGGTGAAGGAACATTCCTAACGCCTAAGTTGCGCAGTACTTTGACTTCCTCCAGCCCCCAGTACACCAATACTCCGTACGTGCCGTTCTCCTGCGAGACGATCTTGTGCTTGGGAATGATGGAGTATTTGTCGGGGTTGCGGGTCTTTAGTAGTAAGGCTTTGTCATCAATGATTTGCATTTGCTTCTCTTATTTATTTTATGGAGTGGTCGCTCTTGCGGGCGAACGATCGGTTGGCTGTTGCTGATTTCACACGCAGGTTACTGCGTACTGTTGCGCCGCCTTTGCTTAGCGCTTTCTTGTGGTCGACGTCTTTGCCGTCGCCTTTATGCACCAGCCCTTCTTTCTCAAGCATTGCGCGAGCTTTGTTGCGTGCTGCGCGTTTCTTTTTGACTTCAGGCTTTTGATCGTACGCCGGATAACCAGCGCGATCTTCGGGATTTTTGTAAGGCATGATAGTTCCTTAATGTTTGGGATGGTGGACACAAGTGGTGGCCGGACACCACGGACATAACGGCGAGGGTTGGGCGTTCCATACGTTTGTTGCGTAGGCTTGCTCGATGCGGGCAGCACGCTCGCGGTAGTCCCACCAGTGCGCATCGGCTTGATCGTAGGTCATGCTGTGCTTGACCATGCTGCCTCTGACAATAAACAAAAGCGCTGAGTTGACCTTGCGGATGTGCGGGTAGTGTGCGAACACCATGATCGACATGAGCTTGAGCTGGTCGCGGTCTGGATATTTATCCGAGCCGGTCTTCCAATCTACTACCCACGCCATCAAGTTGTCGTCATCCATAATCAGCAAGTCAGCGATACCCCGCACCCACACATCGCTGGCTTTCCAGTCGCAAGGACGCAAGTCCTTGGTCAACGCCATCTGCTGCTCAGCCAGTTTGCGTCCGGGCTTTTTAAGCAGCTCATCAACCACAGGCTGGAATTGTGCGTAGGCTTCGGGTATCGGCGTGTTATCGCGGATGTACAGCTCGATGGCTTTGTGTACCTCGTTGCCGTATCGCGTGGCTGTTGTCTCTGTGAACGGATAGTTCTTCAAGACCTTGACCTCTTGATACCGCTTGGGGCATCCCTCGTAATCCTTTAGAGCGCTGTGACTCCACGATATAACTTTGGTCATACTAAAACTTTGCTGAGTCTATGGCCTGTGACAGCCGGGATGCAAAACCAATTACAAACGCCTCGTCGCGGTTCAGATTGTCACGGCCCATGTCATGCAAGATTGCGTGCACAGTCTCATGCCAAAACGAATCACGTACTTCAGCGTTAGCAATCTTACGGCCGGGCGAACGATGCGATGCAATTTGAATAAGGCGTTCGTTGTAATGCACACGCCCCATGCAGTTCTTGTCGATCAACGCCTCGACTACTTCGACCGAGTACATCTTTTTGCCCACGCGCATACGCCGTGGGATTGGTGTTCTTTCTTTTGTTGCCATTGCTTCTCCTATCCTTTTGCTAACCCATAACGACGATGCGCGCCACCGTCAGCGTTCAACGGAATCCCCGGCATATACCGTGGCTCCATAGTCATTTGCGCCAAGACCCAAGTCTTAGCGTCATCTAATTCTGCATCGGGCGCAACGGCAATAAGCTCGTCATGCACTGTGCCTTTGATGGGGTATCTCTTTGCTACGCGGAGCATCCCATCAGTCATCACTATCCGGGCTACGCCCTGCACAATATTGTTCGTTATTTTACCAGCATACAACTTGGTTGCATCGGGGCCATAGACCCACTGCATCCGATCTTTGTCGTCCTTGACCTGCCTCAGCTCGGGGTACAGTAGCTTCATGCCGTTGGGCAGCTCGATCTCACCCTTGCGAAACACAACGCATTTATACCTGAACTCGCGCCCCTGCGCAAGAGAGGAAGCGATAAGGCCGCTGCACATCTCCCAGAACGAGGCGACAGGATGCGCGGTGCTACGGTAAATGTCGATGATCTTCTTGGCAGCCACGCAGTGAATAAGCAGCTCGCCATCCGTGCAGGTGTGGGGAATCTCCGCCATCTTCTTGAGGTTGTCCTCCCAGTCGATGAACTTCTCCACGTACGCCGCATCCACGCCCAGCTTGCGGGCGAAGGCTTTGTCGTAGCGCACAGGCGGCGCGCCTAGGAAACCCACCATAAGCTGCGAAGCAAACGATGCCCAGCCTAACCCATAGCCGCAGCCCAGCAGCGCAGATTTAGCCGACTGCCGCAGATCGGGGTGGCTGTCCTTGGTCATGCCGGGGATGTTAAACATCTGTGCACCAAACGCAGCGTAGGGGTCAGCGCCTGATCGGAAGATGTCCAGCATATCCTCGTAGTCCGATATCCAAGCCAGCACACGCGGCTCAATCTGCGACAAGTCGCCCACCACCAACTGGTAGCCCTCGGGGGCCATGATCGCCTTGCGCAGGAACGACCCACGCTTGAGGTTCTGCATATTGATAGCGCTGCCCTTGCTGGCCGTCCACCGCCCAGTGCCAGCGCCGTAGTAGGACAGGGGTACAGGCAGCGGGCCACGTTGGGATATTTCTAAAAACCGCTGCGCCCTTGTGCGCTCAGTCGTTGACTTGACCTTGAGCCTAGCCTCGCACAGCGCAGCCACGTCCTCGTTGTCGCCGTTGAGCATAGCTTGGAACATAGCGTCGGTCTTGGCAAAGGCGAAGTTAACGCCCACCGGCTTGGGTGTCTTGGCCGTCGGCTTTTTCTTTTTGGTCGGCGGCTCCACACCAAGGGTGCGCAGCAGCTCAGCAAACTGGCCGTTGCTTGCCAGCGCAGCATCCGTAACACCAAGACGTTTGAGCAGGGCTTCGCGCATCTCGCGCTCCTCGTCGATTGCATTGACTAGCATCAGCTTGTCAAGCAGCAAGACCGGCTCGGTGTACATCTTCAAGGTCATGTCGATGAGGCGCAACTCGGAAGACGGATACCCCGCAACTAAGCGCTCAAAGATGGCTTCGCACAAAGCCACGTCGTGCTTGCAGTATTCTGCCAATTCACTTTCGATCTGCGCATCCAACTCCCTGAGTCCGTCTGTAGAGTGCACGGCACGTCCCTTCTCAGGAAGCCCGAAATCTGTTGCAAGTCGGGCGAGACTGTTGCCAACCTCCACGCCGCGTAAAGCTCGCGCCATTGATAGCGTGTCGAAGATGAAGGCTGGGGTAACTCCGTACTTCCACGAGAGTATCGAAACATCAAATTGGGCGTTATGTGCAAGCACGGCGGTTCGTCCCCAGTCGATTCCAGATAGGTACTCAGGTAGGTCGTCTCCTCTAACCCATTGAGTAGGTTGTCCACTGCCGTATTCATGGAAGCAGCATCCAAACGCTCGGAAAGACTTGTCACGTATGTACTCCTCGGTCGTCATCTTGGACAGCGTGTAGGTCTTGCTGTTCCAGTAGGTTTCAAAGTCAGCAGTCAGTATGCGATCGTAGGGCGCGCTCAATTAAACATCTCCTTGGGCGGGGCACCAAGCATGATATCGCTTTGCAGTTTGATGGCCAATGCCCCGACAAGCTCGGCAGCGGCTACCTCGTCGACGTTGATGCTCGATAGCATCACGCCATTTTTCAACACCTCTATTACGATCACGCCGTGGCTGTTGTCGGAACCGGCTTTGGCTATTGACTCAAACATACGCAGCATGGCATCGACCCGCGCGCTGTTCATGTTCACGATGCAACCCTCGATCACGTCGCTGATGCGGTGGAATTCTTCTTTATCCATAGTATCTTCTCCTCTAGTTCATCTATATTTGTTTCGCGGATGACCAGCGCGTGGCCACCTGCTGCTTGGATTGCTGCAATCTGTCTGTCTTGCAACGCAGTTGTTTTGCCTTTGCCTGCCTTGGCCTCCACCGCTAGGAAGACGCCATCGACACAGCACAGGAAGTCAGGCACCCCCGCCGCTCCGAAGCCAGCCCCAAGGGGCATGGCGTAGTAGACCTTGTAGTGCGATAGCACAGCCTTGATTGTTTTCTTAACAAGACCCTCGGGTGTCATTTGCTTGCCTCGATCATTGCTTTGCGTGCAGCTTCCAGTGCAGCCTTGGCGTCCAGCTTGAGGTGCTCGTTCTCCTCCTGCAACTCCTGCATGCGCATATACGCCTCGGCTGCAAAGTTTGCCAAGTTCTCGTTGCTCCACGCAGCAAAGTTGGGCAGGTCTTTTTGTTTCATGGTTGTTCCTTTTTTCTTCGGTTGATCTTGATGGCGGCTATGCCCTCCTCGGATTCAGAGGTAGGCTCGGCCTGCCGCGCTGCAATGAAGGCGTTGGCAATATCAAGTGCTTGCTCGTGCGGGTGGTTGTCGTACTTGTTCCTAACCAACAGCGCAGCCATAGCAAACATGGCCGCCAAGTCCCGCAGGTTTTGTTCGTGTTCAGTCATTGTTATCTCCGTACGGGTTTATAAAAGCTCCACCTATTATCGAACGGAAATCCTGTCAGCGTCAGCGATACGCACGGCGTCAAAGACTGCACTGCGTGCCACCAGTTTATTGGTATAAAAATTGCTTCGCCTTCGTTTACCACAACGTCCATGACATGCACGTCACGCATCTTGGGAAACTTGTTGTAGTCGATATCAAAAATATTTACCTCTGAAAAAACGCCTACGTGGTTGTACAGATACGTGCAGTAGTTGGGGCTTATCATTATCCATCGTTTAGATCCGTGCAGGTTTGGGTGAATGATTCCCGACTCGTCGTGGTGCAGCGGCGTCAGCGTACCCTTTGGCCCGACCCACAGATGCGCGGTGTGTGAGTCAGCTGTTGGTGGTGTGCAGTAGTCAGGTATGTTTTCCAACGTCTTTAGCACATCCCCTAAGCGCGTGTTTCTTATAGAGAAGTTGTTGGCCGTCATGTAGAAGTCGTTGGTATCTCCAGTGTCCAGTATGCGTTTAATAAACTTGGACATGGATATGGTTGACTTCAGCTTGGTGCTGTTGATTTCATACTCGGGGTCAGCCATCCGGCCTTCTTGTATTTCCACGACTTCGTCGCCGTAGTTGTGCAGCAAGTAGTCCATAGTCCAGCGATCGTAGTTATCGCACCGATCAAGAAAGTCCGTGATGATGACCGGCTTGTTTGCTATCCAGTAATCGTGGAAGAAGCTCTCCTTGGTCAGCCCTGATACTCTATCAATCGTCAGGCGCGTGGGGTCTTGGGCAAGCAGCTTTTGGTGGTTTAAATTTACCGACTCCAACTTGCGTATCTGATCTCCCAGCTTTAGCGCTGTGCGGTATCCCGATACTCGGTTTATATTGCTGGCCAAAGTTATTACTTCTGACTCGGGCACATCTGCTGCCAGCATGGCGGTCACAATCGCTTTGGGGTCTACGCCCATAGCAAGGTTTTCCAAATACCATTCTATCCAGCGTGGTTCTAAATTAAGTGCAAACATTTCTACTCCTTTGTCCAGTGTGGGTGTGTTGAGTTATCCCAAGACCAGCGCTTATCTGCTCGCAGTGTCCAAGGCATGGGGCTGTCTATATAAGCGGGTCTGTCCTTGGGCATTTCTTTCCAGCCGCCTTCTGTGTAAAGCACTGTGTTGATGCCCATGTAATCATCTGCCTGTCTGCCAGCTTCGCCTCTGATCTTGTTGATCTTTGCTGAGTACGTCGACGGCTTTGTGCCCATGAAAAACTTAGCGTTGCTACAGATGATCTGCTCGACTATCGCCTTCTCCAAGGGCGTGAAATCAAAACCAAAGTCATCATAGAAAGCCAGTTCGTACTGGCCCTTGAACGCATCAAACAAATCGCGGTTGGTCTCGTCTGTGGCGATGTACAGCGGCGGGCCGTTGTACTCCTCGAACTTCTTAACCTGATCGAGCAGCTTATCCCCAGTGTCGATACCCTTGAGGAACTCGCTGTATTGATGGAAAAAATCCCCACGCCGTACGTGCGCTGCGTTGTAGCTGCCCAACTTCTTTGCGACCTCTTTGGCCATGTAGAAGTACATCTCCTTGTAACGCATGGCGTTGGCCATCTTGTCCTTGAGGATGTTGCGCTGCTCCTTATCGCAGTAGACGTGGTAGAAATAATGCCCAAACAAATTGTTTTCAAAGTGCAGAAACTTTTCAGGCCGATCCAAGTCAACCGGTATTCTGTCTGCTGCAAACACTTTGTAGTCCTCTGTGTCGGGCCTGCCGTTTACCAGCAACGCGTGCTCTTCGCACACTACGTTGCCTTCCCTCGGTTTGTACCAAAATAAATTTGGCACGTGCTCAAGGATGTTGCCTGTGTATGACCGTTTCGTCTGCATCTTCTCCTTGGCTGCGCGCAGCTCAGGCACATCATCAAAATCAATAACAGAAAACGCCTCGGCCACCGCTGGCTTGTAGAGCACGTCCCACATATCAATGAACTTATCCCTGTGGTTCTCCGTAGATAGAAACGCCATGAACGCCTTGGGCGGCAACACCAGCGTCCTGCCAGTGATGTGCGCTATGCTCAACGCCAACTCGTAGCTCATCAGTACATTGCCCAGCCCCGCGTAGTACGGACTAAAGGTAACGTACCGCGCAGTCATTCATCAGCTCCGTCAGGGTGGGGGCAGTTTTCTGGGGGCACTATAGCGCAGTAAACCGCCCGCCACTTACCAATGCCTTTGATGGAATCTGTCCTAGGCACCCAGCGGTCAATGTAAACATCGGGCATATTGGTCAAATAGTTTTTTGTGTTGGTGTAG